GAATAACTACGTATTATATTCTGATGGTACAAACGTTGTAAAATTATCTGAGCAAAGAAATTGGAGAGCAGTATCAGCAGCAGAAACAGTTCAAGCTGGAGCTCAACTTTTAGTAAATACAAATGGTGGCGCAGTAACAATTACGCTACCTGCCTCGCCAAGCACTGGGGATACGGTATCTTTCGTAGACCAAGGATATGATTTTAATACTAACGCACTTACTATTGGTAGAAATGGTTCTAACATAGCAAATAGTGCATCTGACCTTGTTGTTAATACACAAGGTGCAGGACTTGAATTAGTATATTCAGGTGACGCTACAACAGGGTGGACTTACACGGAGAAATAAGAATGGCTACAAACGCAACATGGAGTGTAATTTTTGATGATAAGACAATAGTTAAACAAGCAGGAGATGCTGCTGGTACTTTTTATGTTATCGATGATGATGATACGTTTTGGAATCAATCAAAATTTTCTAATATTTGGGCAGTTCAGTATGGAACATCAGTTACAAGTGATGAAGTAGAATATAGAGATACTACTCCCCATTCAAGTTGGGCGGATGCTAATTTAGGAAATTTTCAAGATTTTATCGATAAATGGGATTCAGCTCATCTTTTAAATCTTCAATCAGCTTGGGACGATAATAACGTCGAAGGCGAAACATCAGAGGAGAAAATAGAAAGACTAGGAGCTAGACCAACTTCATATAGTTCTTAGTTTTTTTTGTAAAAGAATGTCAAATTACGAAGCTACAAGATACGATTATGATGGATCTAATATAACTGGAATAGAGGGTATTCCAACTGCAACTATTGTTCCATGGTCAGACTCTTCAGTTCCATCAGGTTTCTTAGAGTGTAATGGTGCAGCTGTTTCTAGATCAACATACTCTGCATTATTTGCAATCGTAGGTACAACTTATGGTGCAGGTGATGGTTCATCAACTTTTAACGTTCCAGATTTACAAGATAATTTACCAGTAGGTAAATCAAACTCTAAAGCATTAGGATCAACTGGAGGAGCAAACACAGTTTCTTCATCTGGAAACGTTGGAGGAACAACAGCTAACGCAACATTAACTACATCTCAAATAGCAGGTCACAGTCACCCTGCTACAGTAGGTTCACCAGGAGTGGAAAATAGTGCTGAAATGCCTTATAATAATAAATTCCAAAACCCTGGACCGACAGGAAGCACTGGAGGCGGAGGAGGACACTCTCATAATATGAGTGCTAATTTTACTGGTGACGCAACTTCGGTAATTCAACCATACTTAGCAGTAATTTATATAATTAAAACTTAAGGAGAATATGTCAAACTACGAAGCAACTAAATATAATTTTAACGCAGGGAACCTAACAGGTATCGAGGGTATTCCGACAGCTACGATAGTTCCATGGACAGACTCTTCTATACCAAGTGGTTTTTTAGAATGTAATGGTGCGGCAGTTTCAAGAACAACTTATTCTGCTCTTTTTGCAATAGTTGGAACAACTTACGGAGCAGGAGATGGGTCTTCAACTTTTAACGTTCCAGATATTTCGGATAAAACTGCAATTGGTAAATCTGGAACAAAAGCATTAGCTTCAACAGGGGGAGCAGAAAACGTAGCATCAACTGGAAATATCGCTGGTTCAACAGGTGCACACGCTCTAACTACTCCAGAAATGGCTTCACATTCTCACCCGCAAGGAGGTGGCTCAATAAATTCCCCAGGTAATACACCTCCAGGGCCTAAATCAGGCGCTAACCCTTCAAACACTGGAAGCACTGGAGGCGGCGATACACACTCTCACAACATGAGTGCTACATTTACTGGAGATTCTACTTCAGTGGTTCAACCTTATTTAACTTTAATTTATATAATAAAAACTTAGGAAAATATGTCAAACTACGAAGCAACTAAATATAATTTTAATGGAGCAGATTTAACAGGTATTGAAGGAATTCCAACAGCGACAATAATTGAATGGTCTGATTCTTCTATTCCAAGTGGTTTTTTAGAATGTGATGGAAGCGCAGTCTCAAGAACAACTTATTCTGCATTGTTTGCTATTATAGGCACTACGTATGGGACTGGAGATGGGTCTTCAACTTTTAATTTACCGGATCTTCAAGATAAAGTAATTATAGGAAAATCAAATAACAAAACATTGGGATCAACGGGTGGTGCTAACGCTACAGCTAATGCAGGTAATGTAGGTGGTTCGACTGCTAATGCAACAATATCAACTCCACAACTTCCGCCTCACAGTCACCCAGGTAATACTTCGAGTGGAAGTGGTAATGTATCTGGCCCTTCAAACCGAACTACAACTTCAGGAAATTCGGGAAACACAGGTGGTAGTGGAGCGCACTCTCACAACATGAGTGCTACATTTACTGGAGATTCTACTTCAGTGGTTCAACCTTATTTAACAATAATTTATATAATTAAAACTTAAATTCTTGGGCTTGATAACATCCAAGAAGTAAGAATATATTTTTCACCTTTTAATGGTGGATTACCTCTATGAATATATGGAAAACTTGCTGGCCAGATAACTATTCTACCTTTTTTTGGTTTAACCCTTTTTGAAAAATGTAAGAATTCAGTTTCTCCTCCCTCTTCAAGATCATTTAAATAAATTGTAAAAACCAAAACTCTTGGCTCATGGTAAAACCCTTTGTGATGTTCAATATGCCAGATATGATATCCCTCAGTGGGTAAAGTTTTTTGAATTTTTAAAGAAGTATAAAAAAATTCTTTATATTCATTTATGATACCTGTATTTTGAACATAATGCTTTAAAGCTAAATCAAAATTAACCATCATTGGTTTTAATTCTTCCCACCAAATATCGATGTTTTCGGGATTACAAAAAAATTGTTTGTCTTTTTTTTCACTAACAGGAGCCTGTTCAGTATACAGCCTATCAAAAACTTTATTAAATTTATTTTGTTGATTAAAAACTTCAATAGCTTTGTCACATTCTTTTTCGGGAATGTAATTATCGTAAGTCCCAATAAAATCTTTAATATTAACTGTTTTTTCTTTAACCATATTTTAATTTATAATTAACACTTATTCTCCAATAAGCAATATTTAAATTAGGGCCTTTGCCATCGTGAATTTTGTTACTATCAAATATCACAAAACGACCTGGTTTAAATTCAATTTTTTCATTTTCAACTTGTAAATTTCCTCCCCATTCTTTTGCCCAAATAGGTGTTAAAAATCCTACTATGCTTGTCAAATGAGTTTCCTGATCATCTCTATGAAATTCTGTATAAGACATATTATTTTTTGCGCCTAAATGTATTCTTTCTATATTGTTAGGTAAAGTATATTTATATTTTTCAAAAAAATTTTTATTTATGTTTTCAAATAAAGATACAAAATATCCATCCCAAAATTGATTATAAACAATGTTTTCATGTCTGATAGTCATACCTGGAAACGTCCCGTAATCTTGACCAGGTAAGGAACTTCGTGATAAATCCCAATTATTACTATTTATAAGTCTTTTATATAAATTGAATAAATCTTTATCTAATAAAATGTTATCAAGAATTTTCATTTTGATTTATTAATTTTTCAATTAATTTAACATCTCCTTTATCGTGTGTTTTTCCAAGTCTTTTTACAATTTTATCATGTTTATGATGAGCAAAAAAACCATTTTGGTCGACATAGTGTAAAAACAATTGAGCAAATCCATCTCCTTCATAAGTGCCTTCTCTTGAGTGTTTATCTTCTATTCCTAAATAAATAACACCCTGTCCCGAATCAACATTTATTTTTTTATCATTTATGGTTAATGGCCAATCTTTTGTTTTGTAAATATTTACAGTTACACTTATTTCACAAGAGGGTCTATCTCTATGTGGGTGTAGAGCAGATCCATAGGGATACCATCTCCAATATGCATAAGTAGGAAATAGTTTTAATTCAGTTTCCTTTTCTATTAAAGACATTTTAGATTCTAGAATTGTATGCATAAGATCGTCATCTTCATAATCTAAGCAATATGGTGCTGCTGTTGTATCACTTCCAAGAATATTAGCACTCGATAAATTATTTAATTTATAAGAAGCATACTTACGAAGTAAATTTAATTCTTCCTTATTTAAAAAATTTTCTATTAACTTATATCTAAAATCTTTTCTTATTCTAGCCATGCTACGATACTATATCTTTCTCCCTCTGTAACTGGTTCAATTTTATGTGGATACAAAAAATTTGATGGAAATATAACAACACTTCCTTGTTTTAGAGAAATTCTTTTTACTTCATTTCTTTTTTGATCACCAAAAATTAAATCTCCACCTTTATAACCATCGTTTAAATTTATAATTATACTTAAATTTCTATAAGCCATATCATAAGTGTCAACATGAAAACCATAATGTCCCCCTCCAGAATATTTAAGTAAGTCAATTTGATTTAATGTATATGAATCTAATTGAGGAAATTTTACTTTATAATTAATATAAAATTTTTTTATCTCATTATGTATGAGTTGAAAATAAATTTTATCACCAACATTAGTATTTGTTAAAATATGTCCTTTAACTTTTCTATAACTGTCATTCCCATCTGCAGTAACTAATGCTTCTAAATTTTTTTTATTAATGTATTTCATTACCATATTACAAAATTTTTTATTTACAAAACTTTGTAAAACCATTATTGCTTCTTCAACTTTCATTCTTTTTTTATATCATTTTAAAATAAAAAATCAAACCAATACTTACCTCATAAACATTTGTATAGATATTCGAGGAATTTTAGTTCCGATAATTGTGTTAACTTTATGAATTACTGGAGATTTTATAAGTATTAATGAATTGGGTGTTGGAGGTATCCATCCATGACTATTTTCATCTTTAAACATAAACTCTCCTCCCCATTTACTTGACCATCTATTATTAAGATAAAGAGTTGCTCCGTATTTAACATTAGTATCATCGTGCCAATTTATTCCAGAACCTTTTTTCATATAATAAAGCAAAGTGGATATATTACTGACTTTACTTTTTAAAAATTGATTATGTCTCACAAGTGTTGAGACACGGTCAAATAAATAATTATTTTTAATTTTAGTTATTTGTGGAGGAACCAAATTTTCATGTAATACTTTTTGCCAAAATCCTTCACATGAATCAAATTTAATTTCTCTTCTTTCTTTAATAACTCGTTCATGAATTAATTTAAAAAGATTTGATGGTAAAAAATTTTGTATCCACCATAATTTGCCAGGTATTGTATAAGCTAATCTCATAATTAAATTATCTTTATTACTGCTTGTCTAGTGCCAAACATTAAATATTTATATTTAATTTTATGTTTTTTTACAAATTTTTTCCATGCTTTAAACTCACCATGTTGCCATCCAATATAACTATGATATTGATCAAAAAGAATTATACTACCTTTAACAAATCTTTTAGGTCCTAGAATTTCAAGAACCTCTTTTGTCGATTCATAGGTATCTACATCCATGTGTATAAAAGAAATTTTTTTATTATTACTTAATAAAAATTTTGGAAGCGTATTTTTAATCCATCCTTTAATTAATTTAACATTTTTATTAACAGTAGGTAATTGTCCTTTTAGATCAAAGTCTCCTTTACAAAAATATCCACCAAGCCAATCTTCTTGAAAACCTTCAAAACTGTCAAAACCATAAAATGTTTTTTCAGGTAAAGAGTTTGAATAAAAATTTATGCTTTCTCCTTTATAGACACCAAACTCTAAATATAAACCATCACCTTTTACATTTTTTAAAACCACCATTCCCCAACCACCATCAGCTATAACTGACTCTTTAATAAATCGTTTTATATATTTGGCTGAGTCTTTCGCTGCTTCTTCATAAAGAATATCAAAAGCTTCTCTGTTTACTAAAGTTCTACTTCTCATCACCTGCATTTTAAGGTTTTAAATAATTAGATCTTATAATTAAAGGTCTATATCTTTCAATTATTTTAAAATTAATATCTATAGTATCTGGCTGTTTTCTAGAGTCAAGTAGATATAATCCACAATTTGTAAGCTTAGGATGGTTTAAAGGAGCTCCTGAGTTTATGACAATGTCAAATTTATTGTCTTTAAAATCTGTCTGTATTAAATTAATTTTACGATTAAATTTTTTGTTAATTTTTTCTAAAAAATCGTTGTATAAATTGTTAATGGACAATTGTTCTAAGGTGTCATAATTAAAACATGCAATATTTATTTTGTCTAAAAATACAGATAAAATTCCAAAACCACATCCATTATCAATTATTCTCTTATCTTTAAAAAAATCGTAGTTTTTTAATATAAAATCCAAAACTGCATAAAGTGGTGGGTAAAGTAAACAGTTGAAATAAAGGACATCTTTTCTACTTATACTATCCTGCTCCCATCTTCTTCTATATAAACCTTGATTAGTAAAGTAATTATTAGATTTTTCTCCCACATGATCTACGTATAAATCTGATATTTGTCTTAACCAATCTTTATCAAAAGTGTCTTTAAGTAAATTAAAATTTATTTCTTTATACATTTTATTTTATATGTATATATATACATTATGCTACAAAAATTAAAATTCAAGGCTGGATTTAACAAACAAGACACAGAATCAGGGGCAGAGGGTCAATGGACAGATGGTGATTTTGTCAGATTTAGATATGGATTGCCTGAAAAAATAGGTGGTTGGCTACAATTAACTTCAGGGCAAAAGACTTTGCCAGGAGTTGCTAGAGCTCAACACGCCTTTGCAAGTTTTGATGGAGAAAAATATGCTGCCATTGGTACATCTGAAGGTCTATTTTTATATTATGGTGGTGATTTTTTTGATATCACACCTTTAGATACAGCGATCACAGGAGGAACATTAACAACGGTCAATGGATCTAGAACTGTAACTATTAATAAAGGTTCACATGGTCTAGCTGTTGGAAGATACGTAACTCTCTCATCAGTTTCTGTTACAGGAGATTCGGATTTTACAGCAGCTGAACTAGAACAAGTTTATGAAATATTAACTGTTCCTGATATAGATAAATTTACAGTGCAAGCATCTCGTGCTGAAGGAGGAACTGGTATGACAGCAGCAGGATCTGTAACTGTTAATCCTTATGTTATCGTGGGACCAAGAACGCAAACAACAGGTTTTGGTTGGAGTACGTCAACATGGGGCGCGAGCACTTGGAACACACCTAGAGGCACAAGCACAGTAACTCTAGATCCAGGAAACTGGAGCCTTGATAACTTTGGTCAAGTTTTGGTTGCAACTATTTTTGATGGAGAAACTTTTACTTGGGATGCAGGTGCGTCTAATCCTAGAGCTCAAAGAGCGTCCAAGACAACAACTAATTTTCAAACTACAAATAATCCTGGAGCCACTAGATTTACACTAACTTCAGATAGAGATAGACACTTATTTCACTTTGGAACTGAAACAACTATTGGTGACACTACAACACAAGATCCAATGTTTGTAAGATTTTCTGATCAAGAAAATTTAAATCTATACACACCAACAGCTACTAACACAGCAGGTACATTTAGACTAGATACAGGTAACGAAATTAGAGCAGCACTTCAAGGTAAAGATTATGTGTTTGTCATAACTGATCTTGCAGCTTATGTTATACAATTTGTTGGTCCACCATTTACATTTAGTGTTAGACAAGTTGGTACGAATTGTGGATGCATTGGTCAACACGCAGCGGTTTTTATTAATGGTGCTGTATATTGGATGGGAGCCGAAGGTGGATTTTTTGTTTTTGACGGAACTGTTAAATCGTTACCATCACTTGTGGAGGATTTTGTATTCTCAACAGATGGAACTAATTTAGGATTAAACTTTAATTCTAGAGATATTGTATACGCAGGTGCAAATAATTTATATACAGAAGTAAATTGGTTTTATCCAAAGTCAGGATCAGAACAGATTGATAGATGTGTAACTTATAATTATCAAGAAAACATATGGACTACATCGTCTTTAGATAGAACTACATATTCAGATCAAGGAGTATTTGATGCCCCTTACGCAACCGATTATGAAGCCACATCTACACCTGTATTTCCTAGCATATTAGGAATAACCAACACTGCTGGTGCAAGTATTTACTATGAACACGAAGAAGGAACGGACCAAGTTAATAGTTCAGGTACGACAGCTATACCAGCATTTATAAGATCAGGAGATTGGGATATTACATCTAGACGAAGCGCCTTGGGTCAAGCAACAGGGGTTGTAGATTACAGAGGTGATGGTGAATTTTTTATGGCTGTAAGAAGATTCATTCCTGATTTTAAATATCAAACAGGTAATGCTAAAGTAACTATATTTGTTAGTGCTTATCCTGATGACGTAGCTGTAAGCTCACCATTAGGTCCCTTTACAATAACATCGACCACTGATAAAGTTGATACTAGAGCTCGAGGAAGATTAGTATCAATTAAAATAGAAAATGATTCTACGGGTGAGTCATGGAGATACGGAACTTTTAGACTGGATGCACAACCGGACGGTAGAAGATAATGATAGATATAGGAGACATACGTAGATTTGAACAAGTTTTAAGAGATAGACAGTTTGCTCCTCAAAATCTTGGTATCATGAACACCAATCAAGCTGCTATGTTTTCAGATGATGCGGGTCTTGATGAAGAATATTATGAAAATTTTGCAGAGGTGGCTCAACCGGGTTTTAATTTAGGTTTTGCAAAACAATTAGGCTCAGGTCTTTTAGGTTTAGTTACTCAAAATCCTCTCGCTGGTCTTATAGGTAGAGGCATAACTGCCTTAGGAGGCAGATTTGGTAGTCCAGGAGTACGAGGAGGTGTTAGCTTAAGAGGTGATTCAATGTTCGATACTTTTGGAAGATCAACGAGTTTTGCAGACTTTGCACAAAGAGTGAGAGACAAAAGAGCTAGAGAAGCAGCTGCAGCAAGAGGATCTGTTAAAGATCTTCAAGGTAGAATTGATAGAGGAGATTTTGATGGTGGTGGTAAAGATGATGCTCCAGGTGGCGCAGCTTCTAATCAAGATGCATCCAGAGGAGGACAGTACGAAAGATAATGGCTAAGATAACTAATTACATACCAGAACCAAAACCAGAATACGATGCAGAAAATCAAAGACAAATATTAGAGTCCTTGACTACTTTACAAAATCAGTTAAATTTTTCTTTTCAACAAGATTTAAAAAACGAACAGGACGCATTTAATTACTTTTTATCATGAGTATAAATTATAAAAACGCGAGTGTCATATTAGCTACTACAAATATGACCACAGTTTTAAGCATACCAGTTACAGCCGTAGCAATTGTAAAATCTGTATACATATCTAATAATAGCACAGGAGCTGTGAAGGTTAATTGTGATCTTAGAGATAGCTCAGCTAGCACAGATATAGAATTTTTTAGAAAAGACATACCAGCAACGAGTAGTGTAAATGCAACTGAACAAGGCTTGAATTTAGAAGTAGGAGATGCTATAAAAGCTCAAGCAGAAACTGCAAATAAACTAGAAGTAGTTGTCAGTTATGCTTTAATAAATAGAGAGAATGAAAACGGATAATTTACCAAAGATCGATTGTACAACTATAGTAACATATAGAAATACAAAGACTGGAGAAACATATAAAGAAAAGAAAGAAGGACCTGATATTGTCCAAGATATTACAGTGCAGGTTACTAATAAAGGTCTAGAAGTATTTCAGAAAGTAATGAATGACACAAAAAAACCAAAACCCTAAGGGCGGAACAGAATTACAATTCGACTATTTAAGAAAACATGTCGATAAAAATTTATTAGATCAAGTACAAATTTGTACTTCGGTCCCAGAAAAGATACCATTACATCCCACAAAACCAAATATACTTTGGCAAAAAAATTCTTATGATCAGCCTAACTTAGCTCCCTGGTTTAGTAATCCGGCTAATCATAATAAATACGACTGGTATGTTTTTAATTCACATTGGTGTTATGAAAAATATAGATATCATTTTAATATACCCACTAATAGATGTGTAGTTATTAAAAATGGTATTGATAAGATAGAACAGTCTAGACCTTATCAAGAAGGTCAACCTATAAAGATAATACATCAAAATACACCTTGGCGTGGTTTATCTATATTGTTAGGTGCAATGCAATTGGTAAAAAATCCTTTGGTTACTTTAGACGTGTATTCATCTACAGAAGTTTATGGTAAAGAATTTTACGATCGAAATGATCATGAGTACAAAGAGCTTTACGAACAAGCTAAAGCATTACCAAATGTAAATTATATCGGATACAAGTCTAATCAATACATAAAAGATAATTTAAAAAATTATCACATGTATGCTTATCCTAGTATTTTTGAAGAAACGTTTTGCATATCTTTACTTGAGTGTATGGCTGCAGGTTTATATTGTATTGTAAATGATTTTGGTGCTTTATATGAAACAGGTGCTGAGTTTCCTATGTATATTCCCTATGATGCTAATCATAGAGCTATGGCACAAAAGTTTGGTTTTGGTATAGAACAAGCATCACATACATTACATCAAAAACAAATACATGATCATTTAGGTTCTCAATCTAGATACGCACATATTTATTACAATTGGAATAAGATTGCTATGCAATGGACAACATTTTTGAAAGGAGTTATTAGTGCAAGACAATCCAAATAAACCTATCTGGTTTAACAAAGACACCTATCAAACTATTCAACAATCTAACACACGTTCAGAAGTAATAGATTTATCAGATCCACCTGATAGATCTCCACATAAAATTATGGTGTGCACTCCTTGTCATAGTGATACTTCAATGCACTACACTCAGGCTGTTTTAAAATTTCAACAGGAATGTATTTTAAGAAAAATATTAGTTAGTTTTACTTTATTAAAATCTTCTTTAGTTACACAAGGTAGAAATTTATGTGTGGCTGAAATGTTAAATCATGAAGACGGTTATACACATTTATTATTTATAGACTCTGATATTGATTTTAATTTTACTACAATTGAAACTATGTTAAATGCTGATAAAGATGTTATTGCATGTCCTTATCCAATGAAGTCAATAGATTGGGACAAGATATTTGAGGAAAAAGATAAAGCTGAAAACAAAGATAAACTAAGAAGACCCGGATATACTTTTCCTATTAAACTAGAAAATCAAAACGAAATACATTCTAGTAAAGGTATTGTAGAGGCAACTCACGCTCCTACTGGCTGTATGTTAATTAAAAGAACTGTATTAGAGAAGATGATAAAACATTATCCTGAGTTACAGATATATCAGCCTACTAATATTAATGGTAAAGAAGTTAAAAAACCAAACTTTTACAACTTTTTTGATACTATTCACGACCCTGAAACTAAACGTTACTTTGGTGAAGACTTCGGTTTTTGTCAAAGATGGACAGATATGGGTGGTAAAGTATATCTATATATCATGGATTATATAACCCATGTAGGTGAGCATCAGTTCTGTGGTAGGTTCTTCGACAACCTAAAACCAGCTATTGACGATAAGAAAAAAATCAAATAAAGTGTGATATTTCAGGATTAGTACGCCTGCCCTATAAACTAAATTTAGACAAAATTATGGCAATAACAAACACTAGACAAGCAAAAAGATTCACAGCCGGCGCACCAAACATAATGTTAATGGGTGATTTAAGACCCCTTAATACTATGGCTTATGGTGGTAGAGCACAATATGGTCTAGGTAGTTTTGTTAAATCTATTGGTAGAGGTGTTAAGAAAGCTGTTAAAGGTGTAACCAAAGGTGTTAAAAAAGTTGCTAAATCAGATTTAGGTAAAGCTGCTATGATGGCAGCTGCTGCGTATTATGCACCAGCTTTGTTTAAAGGCACACCTGGATTTGGACCAGGCAGCACATATCGTAATTTTTTTGGGAACATAGGTGAATCTCTAAGTAATATAGGTTTGCCCTCATTAAGTAAAAAAGGCAAAGGCACATTAGCTTCATTTGCAATAGGATCTTTAGGATCAGCTGCGTTATCTGCAGCAGAAGCAGGTGGATTAGATTCTAGTGATCCAAACGCTGAAGTAGATGTAGAATCATTACAAGGTTATTTATCAAGAGGATATAAAAATTTAAATCCTAACGCTACAGATGAGGAAGTATTTCAATTCGTACAAGAGAACACAGCTGAGTATAGAGCAGACGGTGGACGTATAGGTTACGATGATGGTGGCTATACTTTCGAACAATTTATGAAAGATAAAGGTAAAGTAGATTCAATTATGAATGAGGGAAAAATGAGAAAATTATACGAAGAAATGATGAGGAAGAAAAAAGTAGCTGAACAAAAAACTATGGCAGCAGAGGGTGGACGTATTGGTTATGCTATGGGAGATACAGCTAGTGAAAATGCTATGCAAGCAGCAGGCATCGAGGGCCTACCAGTGAGACAAAATAAAGCTGGTGTTACAGAATTAGATCTTAGAGAAACAGGTGGATTTGTGCCACCAGTTGGTATAAAAGAAAAAGCAGATGATATCCCAGCGATGTTATCAAACAACGAATTTGTATTTACTGCCGATGCTGTAAGAGCAGCAGGTGGTGGTAATATAAATAAAGGTGCTCAAATTATGTATGACACCATGAAAAAATTAGAGAGTAGAGTAAGTTAATGGCAACAGAAACAGTATCTCAAGTAACACGAGCCGCACCCTTTATAGAAGCTGCGGGTAAAACGTATTTAGATGATCTGCAAAAAGCAGTGGGTGGTTTTAAAACCGCAGATTTAACTAAAGTATTTGGTCCACAATTTGTTGCAGGGCAAGGAGCGTTAACACAAGATGCTATTTCCAAAGCTGCTGGATTAGGATCGTTTCAACCTTTTTTACAAACAGCTGCAGGTCTAGCACCTCAAACTGGAGCTCAGTTAAGAACTTTAACTTCACAATTTAAATCACCTTTTCAACAAGATGTAATTGATGCTACGTTAAGAGAGTTTGATGTGCAAGCTGCAAAAGGACTTCCTAGTATAGCTGCACAGGCTGTATCAAAAGGTGTTCTTGGTGGTGGTAGAGAAGGTGTACAAAGAGCAGAGTATCAGGCAGCAAGCGACAGGAACCGAGCAGCATTACTTGCACAACTAAATCAATCTGGATTTGCTGATGCTCAAAGATCTTTACAACAAGCATTACAAAATCAATTAGGTTTGGCTAGAATATCTCCACAGTTAGCTGGTGCAGAGATTACTGGTTTAACTACATTAGGTGGATTACAACAAGCACAAACTCAAGCAGGTTTATCAGCTCAACAACAATTATTACAAAAACAATTAGATCAACCAATAACTGCAGCACAAACTTTAGGATCAGGTGTGGCTTCATTGATAGCTGGTTATCCTGGTCAAACACAACAGAATCAAGTTGTAGTTCCAAGTTTAGCACAGACAGCTTTAGGAGCAGGTGCAACACTAGCAGGGATATACAGGGCATTTAGTTAATGAGAATATTTAAAAGACCAATGTTTAGAAAAGGTGGAGAGTCCATGACAGGTATCATGGAAAATATTGCACCTAGACAAAACTATGCAGAAGGTGACTTCTACGACAAAGCTCAAGAGATAATTACAGAAAAATTAGGTCCAGTTCAAAAAGGAGATCCACTAACAGACTTTTTATTAACATACGGACCATCTTTAGCATCAAGTGCTTTACCTGGTGGAACTTTAAGGAACGTAGTTGCTGCAGCTGATAAACCAGTTGCTAATCTTTTAGCTAGTAGAAAAGCAGGTAGAGATAGAGAAGAAGCTAGAAAGTTGGCAGCTCTTCAATTAGGTGAAAGCATGGCTGAGAGACAACTTAAAAAAGATATTGCAGGTATGAAAGCAGGTGTTGATTTACTTCCAACGTTTTTAGATCTGTATGAAGGTAATTTAACAGAAGCTACAAACAGAAATAATTATGAAAAACAAGGTTTACAAACTAAAGCCAAAGGAGTTTTTGGTGATAGTTTTAAAGGTTTAGTAGGTGGAGATAGACACGGTGATATTAATTCAAAAGCTTTCAAAACTAAAAAGAGAGTTGGAGATATATACTACGACATAACAGACGGACAATTTAAACAGGTTAGAAAAACAACAGATGGTTTTGGAATAAAAATAATTGATATAGATACATACGATGCTACAGCAGAAGAAGCTGCAAAAGTAGATCCTAAAAAATCAAAACCAGGTTTATTTGGACAAGAAACAAAACCTGGTAAACCACTAAAAGAAATTTTACCTGATTTCTCTGAATCTGAAGATTTTTCAGCGTAGGAGGATAAATGGCAGAAGAATTTCTACCACTAACAAAAACAGAACAAGACAACGACACATCTTGGTATACCTCTGTAGCAGCAGGTATTGCTTCAGGTATTATTAAAATACCAGAAGGTGTTTTCTCTCTAGCAGCTGAACTTATCGATCTTGGTGCAGATACAAATCTTGCTGGCGACGTAGATAGATTTTTTGATAAATTAAATCCTTTTGAAGAAGTGGCTGAAGAAAATGGAATAGGAAGACTTACTGAAGCATTAATTCAAGTAGGAGTTCCAGGAGCAATAGGATTCAAAGCAGCTAATAAACTCGCAAGAAATATAACGGCAAGAGCATTGAAAGCTAAACGTGCAAATGCTTTTGCTAGTTTTAAAAATACAAAAGACAGAGCAAAATTAAGTACAGCATTAGATAAAGTAAAAGAATTAAATACCAAAGCAAGGGCTCCAAGATTTGCTGTAGGTTTAATGGGCGGTGCAGCCGGTGAAGTCTTTGTTGCTGACGTCGAAAAGATAGGAACATTTGGAGATATGTTTGAAGGTGGTCCTACACAGTTAGATAGAGATGAAGTATATGGCAGAGAAGAAGCTGCTCGAAGATTAGTCAACAGATTAAAGTTTGGATCAGAGTCAATAGCCTTTACACCTTTTGTTTATGGTGTTGGTAAAAGCGCCAAGCTTCTAGCATCAAGAGGCAAAGACCTAGCGTACAGCAATTCTAGATTTGCAAGATGGTTAGATAAATATGTTAGAGCCCCTTTCAGTCCTAGAGGTGGATTAACACAAGAATTGTTTGATGAAGAAAAAATTAAAGAAGCATTAAAAGCTTCTGATCAAGGTAGAGCAAAAGAGATTGTAGATAACATCACAAAAGAAGTAGACAGACTATATCCAGATGCAGAAAATATTATTGGTAAAGCTGGTAAAGCAGAAAGAACAAAATTTTTTACTTCATTAAATGAAGTTTTATTTGGTGGTAATATTAAAAAGCCACTGAACAAAAATGCATTAGATGATTTGTTAAAACAATTTGATGACTTAAATGTATCCGCAGAAGCAAAAGGTAACATAGTAGGCAGTTTAAATAATGCGAGAGAAGAATTTGTAAAACTAATAGATATATTAGATGCAAATGCTCAAGGCACTAAGTTAAATAAAGGTGTTTCTGATCTACAAACATTATTAAAAGACAGAGTTACAAATTGGATAGGCGGAACCTACCGAATCTTTGAAGAACCTAAAAGAGGTTTTTTAACACTCTTTAATAGATACACACCCACTGATGAAGCAAAAGAAGGAGCCATAAGATTTTTTAGAGAACAGATAGCAAAAGAAGCAGGTGATACAGGTTTTAATGTAGCGACCAGTGACAAGTATTTTAGAGAAGCAAAAGTACAAGTTGAAAGTTTATTAAATGCTGTTCGAAACAAAGGTAAACCAAAAGCTCTTGCTCTTGGTGAATATATAAATAAAACAATGGAAGGCAGACCTGGTGCAGATTTTGTAAAACAAGTTATTGATGGCACTGGATTACCTCCAAAAGAAATTAGACAATTGTTAGGAGAAATAACTGATCCTAGATATTCTATATACAATGCAATAACAAACTTGTCTGGCGTGGCTAGAACAACAGCTTATCTATCGAGTGTAGTTGCAAAAAATGATCAAATACAAAAAGCTGGTGGTAGAGGTTTTTTTTGGAACAGCGTAGAAGAAGGTGAACAAGCATTAAGATCTAACACTACAGGTATAAGAATGGTTCCTGTTGATGACATTGTAAAAGAATTACCTGGATCAGGTAAATTTGTAAATCCTGCTGCTGGTAAATTTACAACAGTCGAAATAGCAGAAGCTTTAAAAAATGCAAACAACATAGCTGGTGGCCTTCAAGGTTTTGTAAGAGGTGAAGGTAAAGAGGGAGCTGAAGCCGCTGTTAGTTGGATGTACAGAAATTTATTATTGTTTCCAAAAGGAATATCACAATTAGCAAAAACCGTATTCTCTATACCTACACACTTACGTAATATGTTTAGTGCGTTTGGTTTTGCAGGGGCTAATGGTACTTTATTTGATACAGAGTTTTACAAAAGTGCATTTGCAGAAGGTATTGAAGTATCGGGTTTATTAAAAGCTGGCGCACCCAGTGCTAAAGCTCAGGCTGCGTATAGAGAGTTATTAGAATTAGGTGTTGTAAACTCACAAGTACAAATAGCAGATTTAAAAGCTTTATTAACTGATGTTAGATTAGGTCAACAAGTTGCAAACATAGATACTACTATCAGTCCTTTTATGAACAAAATGAGAAAGGTAAGAGACTTTTTTCAAGGTAAGTATGTTGCAGAAGATGATACATTTAAGATCGCAAACTATGTTGTAGAATTAAAAAGATTAAAAAATTACAGAGCAAATGGTAGACCAGTAAATAGAAACGTAATTAAATTACCCGAATCAGAATTAAACATAAAATACAATGTAGCTAGAAAGAATGGATTCAAAGGAACTTACGATGAATTTTTAGATGACTTTGCATTAAAAACAGAAGCAGCTGACATAGTTAAAAATACTGTTCCTAATTATGCTTTTGTTGGTTCTGCTGTTAGAACAGCAAGATTATTACCGATTGGTAATTTTATGTCGTTTCCATCTGAAATGATTAGAACAACTACAAACATTGTTGAACAAGGTCTAAAAGAATTAAGACACGTACCAGCTCCAGGTGTTAGAGTTAAGGGAAGCAACATAGGTTTATTTGTTACAGAAGTATTAGAAGACGGAACAGAACGAGTGGTTTCAAACAATGCTAGAAACTTAGGCACATACAAAACAGGTCTTACAAGATTATTAGGAATGGCAACTTTTACAACAGGTATACCAATAGCTCTAACTGAAGGAGCTGCAGCTTTATACGATGTAACTAAAGATGAACTAGATGCATTGAGAAGATTTGTACCTGAGTGGTCAAAAAACTCTACACTAATTCCAATTAGAGATGATGATGGTGAATTAAGATATATAGATTTTAGTCACAGTAATGCATATGATATTATTAGCAGACCTTTAAGAACGGTAGTTAATAACATACAACAAGGTGATTTAACTGACGAACAACTTTTAACTGGTTTTGTAAATGGTATTACAGAGGCTAGTGCAGAAATAATGAATCCATTTATATCTGAGTCTATTTGGACAGAAGCTACAGCTGATTTAATTGTAAGAGGTGGTAGAACTGCAGACGGCAGAAGATTATACACAGAACAAACGTCAGCAGGTGATAAAGCCGCAATTAGATTTTTACACTTAGGAAATGCTTTAGCTCCATCTTACAAACAATACGTGAGATTATTACAAGCCGCTACAGAAACTCCTACAAAGAGAGGAGAAGAGTTAGATGTTGGTCCAGAGATAGCAGGGTTTATGGGATTACGTCCTATCAAAGTAGATCCACTAAGATCAATGGGTTTTAAAATTGCAAACTATCAACGAGGTATAAGAAATGCTAGAAGAGAATTTACTGGTGGTTACTTTGGATTATTAAAAGGTGGACCTGTAGAAGTTAATGACATCATAACTAGATTTGCAAAATCTAACAACGCTAGATTTGATGTAATGCAGGAAATGAAAAAAGATATTAACGCTGCAGAAACTTTAGGTGTAGGGACAAATGAATTATTAACACAGTTCAAAGACAGACAAATATCTGATAAAAATTTTACTAATCTAAGAATAGGTAGATTTGAACCATACTTTCCATCAGAAGATATTGAGGAAAGATTTAGAGAGATAGCTAGAAATTTAGGAACAGGCAATCCTTACATAGCTGCACGTCCAATATTAAGAAGAATGGCAGTTGACATGAAACAAGTGTCTTTAGACTCACCATTATTATTTACTTCAGAAATACCAAGCTTTGAAGAAGGAGGACTTGTAGAAACAGGTGAACCATTAAATATAGAAAATTATTTAATACCAGAGATACCAACACCACCTATCCCCGCAAACATTGCAGGTGCTAATCCTAATCCGCAGGTAATACAAACTGCGCAACAACCCACTGTAACACAACAAGGACTTACGGAAACAGAAAAAATATACTTATCTCCGGAAGAACAACAAATAGTATTAAGACAAAGAGGAATGATAACATAATGCCAGCTGGTGACAAACTAAAACCAAAAAGTACAAGAGAGCATTTGCTTTCTATATATGGATATATTACAGGTTTAAAGAAAGACGTTAAACACATGCATGAAGGTATTCACGATTTGGGCGGTAAGATAGACAAGATCTATTGGGTGTTATTGGGTACTGTTGGGGCGGTATCACTTCTGCTGTTAGAAAAAGTTTTAGATCTAGGTTGGTTTGGGTAGGTACAATTCTTTTATTAATTTATACCAAAGAATTTTATATTTTACATCTTTAGTTTTATTCCACATGATAGCGGCTTCATCTATTTGACGTAGTTTTAAATCCAAGCTTTTAATTCTTCCCCCATGACATCATTAGCTATGTTCATTTTATTACGTAGTGCTTTTTGAATCTTAACATCAATTGTATCCTCAGCAACCAAATCAATATAAGTCATAGGTTTGTTTTGACCTATACGATCAATACGTGCTTCTGATTGTAAACGTTTTTCCAAATCATAACCATTAGAATAATAGATCATTGTACTCGCTGCGGTCAGAGTTATACCAAATCCACCAGTGCCAGTTGTACCTACAAAAAATCTACATTCAGGGTCTTCTTGAAACTTTTTAATATTTTTTTGTCTATCTTCTGTGGCCGTTGCACCATAATAATCAACAACAGAATTTTCTCCAAAATATTTTTTTATTTCTTCTATAATTCTTTTACAATCTTCAACGTAGTAAGACCAGATAACAGCTTTACCTGATATCTCCCAAAGTATATCCATAAGTTCTGTTAATCTATTACACGGAAGCTGTTGAGGTTTACCATCGTCCGTTGCGTGATAACCACAAGATATTTGATGAAGTCTTAACAATTGCACCATAACTGTAGACGTAGAACAAACTTTACCTTCTAACTCTGAAATGGCATACTTTCTCATTTCATCGTAAAGTTTTCTTTGTATACCTGTCAAATCTATTTTACGAGTTAAGAATGTTTTCTTAGGTAAATCTAAACAATCGTCTTTTAAAACACGCTCACTAAATTTTTTTATTTTTTCTTCAAGCTCAGGTATATTTCTTTTGTTTGGACCAACAGGCACACTAACAGATCGTGATCCTAAATTCATAGTTTTCATAATACAATAGTGAGCTCTGTATGCCCAGAAAGAATCAAAGCCTAACAGATAGTTATCTAAAAAAGCTGCTTGACTATATAAATCTAAAGGTGAGTTTGTAATAGGAGAACCAGTTAATATTCTTCTATACTTAGCAAGAGGTTTTAACTTCATGATATTTTTAGTTCTATTTGCTGTAGGAGTTTTAATAGTTGTAGACTCGTCTATTGCCATCATTGCTTTGTGACAAGATAAAAAACGTCTAGCAAACTCTGTGGCTTTTGGATAAGAGAAAGCCTCCACGTTCATAATTAGAATATGAAAGTCTGTGCCTGTATCAAACATAGTGTTTAATTCTTTTATTTTTTCTATTGAAGAATTAGATGTTTCCCAAAGGACAACTTTCTTTTCAATGTGTTTTACCATGTGATCAGGTATTTCACCCTCATACCAATTTTTATAAACACCTTTTGGAGCTATTAATAATAGGCCATTTATCTCGCCTTTATCGTACAGCATAGAGGCATTATCTATTAAGACCTTAGATTTACCGGTACCCATCTCCATAAAATACGCAAAATAGGTTTTATCCCAAGAACGCTCTAACGCCTTTAATTGATGTGCATATGGCTTAGTTTTAAACTTGTAATTCATGTTTACTTTTACTTTCTAATTGTTATATATTAGCTGAAAGATAAAAAGTCAATGAGCAAAGTTTATTTAATTCAAGATATACCAGGCACAAGTAAAGGTGAGCCTAAATATAATATTGTGGGTGCACAAAAATATGGTGAAATTGTGTCGTTGCTTCCAGAGTTTTCACAGATGATACACTCACCTGGACCTTTGGTTATGAAACTTAGAACGCTTCTAAAGAACTACACAGAGGATGATTATCTTTTATTATCTGGAGACCCTGCAATCATAGGTGTAGTGTGTTCATTAGTTTCCGATACAACCAATGGTAGATACAAACTTTTAAAATGGGATCGTCAAGAAAAAACTTATTACCCAATAGAAGTAAATATTTTTCAAAAATAGTTGACAGTCTAAAATAAATCTCTATATTTCAAATTGCGATAAAAGAATTATTATTAATGATTAAACTAACAAACACATATGGAGAAAGATATGACTATAGACCTACGAAAAGATGCACCGAATCAGGTGTCAAACGTCAATCCAGACGAACTATCAAAAGAAATTAATACGCTTCAAGAAATAAAACAAGAAGTTATTAATCAAGAAACAAAACTGAAAGAGTTAAAAGAAAGAGAAAAATATTATTCTAATATAATTATACCTGACCTAATGAATCAGCTTAATTTAAAAACTCTAAAATTAAAAGACGGATCAGAAATATCTGTTAAAGATGTATTTGGTGTCTCAATAATT